GTCGCGGGGCGGATCGCAGATGTAGCCATGTCGGCTAAGTGCTCGTCCAGCCAGCGTGGAGTAACGCCAACCCTCTGAGCTGATCAAATTGACCTTCGAGCAAAAGCCCAGAGTGTCAGGTGTAGTGCAATAGCGCGTTTCCGCTTCGTGACCCAAGGCAGCCATGCCTAGTTGGAAGGGCACGCCCAGCCCGCCCGGCAACGGCTTATGAGCGGCGGCGTCGTCATCACCAGCCACCACCATCTTCTGTGTCTTGGCCACTTTCAGCATGTCAGGTGGGCTGGGCCCAAACGCACCGTCATGCAACATGCCACGTCGGACCGTTGCCCCAGGCAAGTTGTAAACTGTGCGCATGTAAACATACAAATGTGCTTTAGCATTGCGCAACCCGTTGCCAAGATAGGTGTCTACACTGCCTGAATTGGTCTGGCCATCTGGCTTGACAATTTTGATGCCAAAAGGCATGCGCAAGTTGCAGCTAGTGGCCATCAACATCAGCTGACAAGTCGCACGCGGCGCGCCGTGGCGCTTATACCACAACACGTCATGCTTGTTGAGTGGCACGACCTGTTCGTCTTTGGACATGTCCCAAGTGCCACAATCATCCTCAACAAGCTCCCAGCTGGCCTCAAAGGCCTCCCCCAGTATGCGACCCACGTCCGCGCAGCTGACCTCCTTGCCCGACATGACCAGGAAGAAGTTCACTCCCCAGCACTTAAAGACCGCGCCCTGAATCGCCAGCAGGTATTGAACTGTAAGGCACAAGAAGATCGGGTGCATGGGGCAGATCGGCCGAGCAGCTTTGTTGATCTTCTCCCCCTTCCACCTCAAGGACAATCCCTCCCGCTTGAGGAACACCTTGAAGCTTCGCCCCACCCATCGCAACACCCCAGGTGAAAGATGACTGTGGATGGTGATTCCTTTGCTCTCCAGCCAGTCGTGCGTTTTCTGCAAGAGCACCTTCACTTGCGGTGACGATCCAAGGCTTTTGAGGGCAGCTTCCCAGGTCACAGGGTGGACCCGCCCCATAATGGTGCCGTTAGGCCATCTAAACAGCTTGTGGTCAAACCGGTAGCAGAACTCCACAAAGTCCAACATCGAGTGGAGGTCACCGAGTTGTGTGGCTTTGGCTATCCGATGACGTGCAACAGCCTGGTGGTTTTCCTGACTAAATGCTGGATAAACGGGTCGGTGCTCGGGCATCCCGAAGCCATATTTCCAGCATATTAGCGCACGCTGGATGGAATGCTCCAAAACTCCGCCAGTTTGCGTCATGTCGCCGATCAGCAAGCTACGCCTATCGTCTTTCAAATAGACCCAACGCTCAACTTGAGCCAAGCTGTCCTCCAGGTCATCATGGGGTTTTTGGATGATAGTGACCCCAGCTTTGATTTGTGTGACCTTGGTAGGCACCATGGAGTCTCCGAGATAGGCGGTGATGGGCTTCGGCTCCCTGTCTCGACGACGGTGCAAATGCTTGTCAGTCACGACCAATGCTGTGCGCTCACAGGCCAACTTGATCTGAGCAGCCAGCTGCAGGGCGCGCAGCGCGTTGCCCAACCGCACCACTCTGATGCGTGTCTCGACCAAGCGGAGGACCCATTGCACCAATTTCAAAAGCACTGGCGCCAGAGCGCCAGTGAGGGCGTGCCGTATAGCCTCCGATGCGGCCAGCGGTCTGAAACTATTTACAAACCGCGACATGCCAGGGGCCACCAGTTGGTTCCACAAATAGTGTGTGGGAACCGCCTGTTGTATGGGCAGCGCCCAAGTAGCA